GAATCATTGCAGTTGCTCCGTTGCTTACAGAAAAGCTACTTAAAGACGTACCTACAATAGTCGTATTCCCCTGCACCCTCGCAGTACCATTGACGTCTAAACGGAAGCCTGCATCGGTTGTTGTGTTGCCTATGTTTACATTACCCGACTGCAAAATACTCATTGCGGTTGTTGAACGAATAATAAAACTTAAAGTAGGATTTGCTCCACCTGCTCCCGCAATAGATTGAATTCTAGCACGAGCGTCAAATTGTGTATGAACAAAATCTAAAATTGCAGCACTTGTGGAACTATTATGGTTTACCTCTATTTTAACACCTTCAATAGCACCACTTGCAATAGTTTTAACAATATCTAATGCCCTTGCAGGCGTACTCGTCCCAATCCCCAAGCGGTTGTTCGTTGAGTCCCAAAATAAAGACGAACTCTGCTGCAACACATTCCCCGTACCTTCAAACAATACACGTCCTATTGTACCCGAAGATATCGGTGTAGTGCCGACTGTTAAGCCTGTGCTTATCGTCCAAGAGCGGTCAGCGGAAAGGTCTTGAGCTACTCCGTTTATTGTTAGCGTGCGAGATGTGGGGACATATCCTGAAAAGTCAGCTCCTGAAATCTCAACGTAAACGCTGCCTGTCCAACGATAAGTTTTGTTTGTGTCCTCTGCTATGTAAATAGTTTTTAAGCTCCCTGAGGCAGGGAATGCAGCTAAATTAGCGTAGGTTTTTACTTGTGATGGTATGTTAATAGTTACTGCCATATCAGATTTAATGTTTGATTGCTTAAAGTTGCGTAAGTAGAAGATGCTACTTGGATTCCGTCTATTTGTAGATTCAAAGTTTCGTTAGGTAAAGTCAATACTCCGCCACTTACTACCGTTGCCGTATAGCTTTGGTTTGAGTTCGTTACAGTTGCAGGTTGGCAGAAAGGTGAGTAACCGCTTGTATCGCAGACGGTCATCTCGTTAGGAATCAAGACATCGAATGTCATTGTCCAACCTGCCATATAGTTTTCGAATCTCTCCGTAAAAGGCTCACAGGTAGGATTGCCGTCAACTACAAACTCTAAATCCCACAAGTTGCCGTGAAGCATCATATCGTAACAACGATTCAATACTGCCAGTTGAGTGTTTAATACGTCCTGCTCGTTGTTGTTGCCTCTAAATAAATCAGTAGTAGCCTCTTTTGATATGTTGACTACATCCATCGCAATTAACGAGAGATTGTAGCGTACTACGTTAGTCTCAAAAGATACGTTGTTGGTCATTAAGTGTACAAGCGGAAAGATTGTCTGCTTGTTTAAGTCCACCTCAAAAATGTCACCTTCCGTAGTTGTGTTTACGATAGGGTCATTGTCGAAATGCCATTTAATTAATTCTAATACTTTGTAAAATCCTGTCATCTTCTTAATTGTCTTTCAAGTTGCCGTCTTTCGATTTCGTTTTTTTGCTTCTCGAAGGTGAGATAGGTAAGACATTTAGTAAGTCTAAGTTTGGTAATCTCATCGAACTTAGTAACGTCTCCCTTAGCGAGTCCATATATTGACTGATACCATCCCCATCGCTTGGCAAATTGAGTTGTTTCGCTAAAGTCGTTGACAGGTTCTTGTCCTTCTTCAGGTTCTTCTCCAAATAGTTCAGGGTAGCCGTCAGTAACTCGCTTCCTAAATTGTAAAAAAAAACCGATGCTGCTATACAAACATCAAGTGGAGCGAACTGCATTAACTCTTGATGGTCTTTGCTTGGTGTGTATTCGTGGAGCTCGTACTTGTCTTTACTTCGTGTTTTTATAGGACGGTACATAACCGCCATAGCTTTGTTATACGTTTCCCAACTCTGCAAGTGATTCTCTAAGTCAACATATTCACCAAAAGAAATCTCCTCAAGATTAGGAATGAATCCAAACTCAATATCACCAATCTTAAACGTCTGCTTAAACTCAGGCTTTGCAGAGAATAGGTTTGTAAAATGTAGCACCATTTCATTGAGCGAAGTAAGTTTAATCTTAGCAACGTCAGCTAAACGGATACCACAGAAAATCTCAATCATTTTTTGAGCAATAAATTCCTCATCGTTAGAACCTTTCTGCACGTTTAGAAAGTCCACATAGTGTTTAAGTGGGATTTCATTTAGTGAGGTAGGTACTTTTACTTGGATTTCCATATTGTTATAAGTCAATTAATCGTTTTTGTATTCTTGAGCAAGGACATAAGAGTATGCTTGTGCTAACATTTGAGAATGTTTACGCATACTGAACACATCGTTAAAGACAATATGTACCTTTTTACCAGTTCGTTTGTAGATATATTCCTCTACTATTGCTTTCATTTTAGGCAACTCATCGGATTGCGTATTGTCCATAGTTTGAATTTAAGCCGAGATTCTCCATCTCGTGGTATCTAAGTGCATCTATAGCGTGGTCGTTTCCTCCTGCAGGGTTATTTAGCCTTACTCCGTGTTTATCTACGTCCCAACAATAGCTTCTAAGTTCCTTGATGAGGTTTGTGCTTTGCTTGGTAACCAAATACTCCTGTCGTTGCATTACATCAATCCCGTATTTAATTGAATCCTTGCCCTTTGTAACGCCTTTAATTGTCTTTCCAAACCTACGTATCTCGTCTATGGATTTAGGCTCTGAGGAATCAGCGTAGATAGTAACGCTTGACGGAAGTACCTTAGCGATGTCGGAGTTTAGCATTCCTGTTCTGTAAACAATCTCGTTTACAATTCGTTTTCCGTTCCAATTATAAACCTCAATAGCAGCAGTAGGGTCATTCGTGTATCCAAAGTCAAGTCCTATACCTACCAATCTTGCATCATCAGGAACTTTGTCTATCTCCTTCCAATTATCGAATATCACTCCTTCAAGCATACCAACTTCTCCAAGTCCGTAAACTCGCCACCAGTTTGCCCAATAGTTAGACGTAGCCGCCTTGTCTCGGTTCTTTTCTATCTGACGTACTATGGATTCATCTAACGCCTCGTTGTCTTTGTAGGTAAGGATAATGAAATCTGCGTCAGGTTCGTCTTTTAGTTCGGTGTGAACCCAAAACTCATTTGCAGGGTTGAAGTCTAAGTAAATCTCTTTCTTTGTACGAATGGAAAGCTCTAAGTAAGCATCAAAGGTTACGTTGTTGCACTCGTTTATGTACAGGACGTCTCTCCTTGCTCCTCTAAGTTTGCTTGAATCGTCTGCACTAAAGAACTCAATTACACTTCCGTTTTTAAATTGGTAGGTAAGTAACGATTTATTGAACTGCTCGTCTATGTAGCGGTTAGTCCATTTCATTATTTTTAGGAAGTCTTTTAAAGCACCTCTACGTAAGTGAGGTATTGATTCTGCTACTATACTTATCTCCGTGTTTGGATAGCGTATTGCCTTGTCAATCAAAATAGGTAGTATACCGAATGTCTTACCTGCCGAAGTACCACCCTGAATGATTTTAACTCGCTTCTTTAAGCTGAGTATTTTATTTATTGATGTCGTTCTCTTGAACATCAGGGAATAGTGGTTGTTCTAAAATTGTTTGCTCTATCTGCTGAACTGGAGCTCCGTAACCTGAATCCATCAAAGCCTTGTAAGCTGCAACATCTCCCTCACGTGCTTTTTTAATTAAAGCTAAGGTCATTAAGTCCTCTTGAGACATCGTTTCAGTTTCTCCAGTCAAAGGGTTCTTAAGGTTTTGATTTACCTCTAACCATTGACGTGCTATCGTGCTTCGGTTCTTTGCACCTTTTGGTCTGCCGTTAGGGTTTCCGCTTTGACCTTTATTCCAAGCGGGCTTTAAATTATCTTCATTTGCCATTTCGGTGTTTTTTCGGTGTTACTTATCTTTATCGTGTTCTGCTTTAATCATTTGTTCAGTGGCTAAAACATAAGCACGTCTTTTAGATTTTTCGTTTCTGTTGTAAGTAAAACATTTACCTCCGTCTGCATATTGAAAACCATCCTTTCCATTAAACTGACAATGTATAATCTTCTCCATTTTTCTTTACTTTTAAAGTTGGGTCTAATTTAATCATTCGTTCTAAAATAACTTGGCAATACTTCGAGTCTAATTCCATACCGTAACATTTGCGTTTAAGTTGGTGTGCTGCTACCATTGTAGAACCTGAACCTAAAAATAAATCTAAAACTTTATCTTCTGCTTTACTCGCATCTGATATTGCTTTCTCGCATAAAGGAATTGGTTTCATAGTTGGATGTAATTCGTTTTTTTGTGTTCTTGGAATATCCCAAATATCCATTCCATTATTGCCACCATAAAAATTATGTTCTTTTACCCATCCATAAAATATATGTTCGCATTTAGACATATAATCTGAGTTACTTAAAGTGTGATTTCCTTTGTTCCAAGTGATTAATGCTCTTACTTCTAATCCTGTTCTTTTTAAACTCTCAAAGTATTCACCTAATTTTAATCGATAAAAGCAAATATAAAAAGCACCATTTACAAATAGTTGTATATTGGCATTAATTGCATCTAAAAAATCATCCCCATCTTCTTTTGACATTTTATCGTTTTTAATTACTCCGTGTTTAGAATTAAAACTTTTACTCCCATCTGCGTGAATACCTCCTGTAAAATCCATTAAATAAGGAGGGTCGGTAAATACCATATCAGCCTTTTCTCCATTCATTAACTTAGCTACTTGGTCGCTATCCGTACTATCCCCACAAAGTAAACGGTGTTCGCCTATTTCAAATAAATCTCCTAATACGATGTCCGTGTTTATTTCGTTAGGTATTTCGTAATCATCCTCCTCAGCTTCGAGTTCTTCTTGAACGCTTAAATCAACGGGTAAATCTAAACCCCAATCATTTAACTTTTCGGTATCCCATTCATTAGCTAACATATCCCAATCCCATTCTCCAAAGCCTACGTTATCTTTTACAATAAATTCGTCTTTCTGTTGCTCGGTTAGGTTCTCAGCCTTCACAATATACACCTCTTTCATACCTGCTTCCTTACACGCTTTTAAACGCATATTCCCACCAAGTACAATGTTGTTCTCATCCACTACAATAGGTCGTAGCTCTAACATCTGCGGAAACTCTTGTATTGATTTGACTAACTTCTTGAACTTATCGTCTTTAATTAGTCGTGGGTTCTTCGGGTTATTTTTTACCTCTGATATTTTTACTTTGCTTACTTGCATTTTGTTCGTGTTTTGTTAGTTGTTCTCTGCATATTGCGTAGCGTTGGTCAATGTCTCTGTACTCTCTTGACATTGTGTCATCCATCATACATCTTTGAATAAACTCGTTATTCTGCTCCTTTGGAAGTGGAGTCGGTATAGGCATCTTTTATTTTTTTAAAGTGGTCTAAAAATTCGTCTTCTGTTAGTTCTTCTAAGCACATTAAACCATCGGCATCTGTAAAGTATTCGATTAAGTGGTGTCCGTCTTTTCGTATCCTCTCGGATAAAGAGTGGGCATACTCAATCAAATCTTTGCCATAGTCTAATATGTAGTATCTCATCCTTTGTACTCTTCAAATACCTTTTGCATCTTCAATACAATCTCACGGAAACAAGAAGCACAAGAAGTAGGCTCTTGACGTAAGTTAAAGACACGGTTGTAAATTGCGATGAGTTTAGTTTGCTCGCTTGGTTTGAATGTTTCCTGAGTGAGTACGTTGGTTTCAGTTAACCATTGGTATTCTTCTTCCGTTAAGCAGTTCGTGTTTCGGTAAGGGAATAATTCGTTGAGCTTCTTCTTACGCTCTTCGCATCCGCAGTCCTCACCTGCTACAAACTCTACTAACTTTTTGATTCCTGTGGCTTCCGTGATTTGTTCGATTGTGTCACCTAAACCTTTTGCTTTTCTTTTTGCCATTGTTTATTTTTTAAAATGTTCTTTACTTAATTCTGCTAAATCTTTTCTTAACATTTCGTTTTCCGCTTTTAGCTTTTTGTTAATTTTCTCTTGCTCACAAAAAAGATTATAGTTTTCTTTTGACCTTTCAATTCGTCTTTCCAGTTCTTGCTCTAAAACTTCTAATATATTTATAAATTTCATAATTTATCTTTTAGTTACATACCACCATCGTGGCTCTATTATAGTATTTAAATCTTCAAACTCTTTATCTTCTTCTCCGCTCCAAACTATTCTTAATAACCTATACTTAGTTACTTCGTTTTCTACTATCTCAGTTACCTCACCTTCATAATAGCAGTCTCCATCTTCAATGTCTCTAATTATATCTCCAACATTAAAGGTCATATTAATTCAAATTCTTCGTTTAAAAAATCAGCGTAGTCTTCTCCGACTGACTGACGTATTCTTTCTTTGCAGGATTTTATGGTTAGGAAAATAGACTTTAAGCTGATGCCAGTCTCTTCTGATATTTGACGCATTGGTTTTCTTTCGTCTTTATATATCCTGAATAACTTTTGGTCGTACCAATCCCAACTACTAATCTCGTTTTCTACTCTGTCGTAAATGTTCTCCAATGATTCGTGTTTAAGTAGCTCTAACTCCTCCTGTGCTAAATCCCTTACCACCTCAATAGATAAGTCATTAGATGCAGTTTTGTTGGCTTTGTAGGTTGTGTTTCGAAGTAGTATCCACATCAACGCTCTGTTGGGTTCTCCGTCTATTAGTATTTTTTCGTAGTAATTGTACTGAT